ATCCAGTTACCTAGCACCAAAGCAGAATAAGAGTCTTTACGGGCTTTATCAGCACCAGTTTGCTTTCTGAGGTTAGGGGGAAGGTCGAAGCTCTGCGTACCTTGTGAAGATGTTGTGATTTGAACCATAGCGCACTGGACTTTGATTAGATCCATCATATCTCTCTGGTGTTCTACAAAATCAATCATTCTAGCACCTTTTGGCCCTTTTTCATTTTGATCATTTCTTATGAATTTCAACTGTTCAATTGGGACTCTAGACTTCCTTTGATTGTTGTAGTCATCATTCATTGCTGCACCAGCGAAGAATATACGTTTGTGATCGAAAGCTGATTGCAAAGATTCGTTAGCTAATCTAATCCAAGCAGATGTTGGCTTCCTCAAGAATACAAAATTTTTATCTGATTTATTGTATTGATTCTTAAGTCTCCGTAAATTTTTATTGTAATCTTTAGACTTATCTAAATCAGCCTCTATGACTCCAACATTTAAATTTTTCCTCTTGAATATCTCACTTTCATTACAAGAGTTAATAAATTGAACTCCTCCGTTATAATCACCAACTATTGCGGATATATTAAAATGAGTAAGGATATAAGCCATATATTTTATATGAGTCTTCAAGCTAGCACCTGATAGAGCATAGCTATGAACTATTGTCCCTTTTTTGGTCTGCTTGTTTATTTTTATGAGCAACATAGCGAAATCATCAGAACTTTCACTTTCAGACCACGATGGGTCAAAAGCTAAGATGTATTCATCTTTGGGACTACCCACCACTTCTACAGATTGCCCTTCTCCGTCTGGAATTGTGCAAGCTGCCATTTTGCTGACCTTGAAGTATCCAGAGCTATCATCAGTGAAAATAGCTCCAAATTCTCTATCAAACTGAGATTGACTCATGGTTGATTTAGATTGATTGATTAAGCTTTGGTCATAAAGTTGCTGTGGCGCACAATCATAACTAAAATGCATTATGGTTCTATGCGCTCCGTCCTGATTGTCTTCATTCAATATTAGAGATTCGTATTTTTGATATATCTTGTAAAGGTATTCAAATTTGTAAGAGGCTGAAGATAAACCAATAATTTTGTTGTTTGGCCAGCGTTTCCTTTCCCCCTCCTTCATTTTACCCTGCTCTATCATCTTAGTCTCTAGATCGTAGACCTCTTGTCTCTCAGTAGGATTCTCCACGACAGACAAAAAGGGTATAATTACCTCATTGTAAATTTTTTCAGGCATCAACAATAATTCGTCAATAATCATCCTTTGGAAACGAAAACCCCTTAACTTTTCTCCGTCACCTAAAGGTAATGCTCTTATGCTGCTCCGACCTATCTCCATCACCCATTCATCATTCATTTTAGATGTGCGAGTAATACACTGAGCAAAGAATGTTGCTTTAGGGCTTTTAGCAATATCTTCTATCTTTTTAAAAATCATTTTAGATTGTCGAAAAGACTTTGATATAATACCTATTTGGACACCCTGATTAAAAATAGCGTCTAATAGCGCGAAAACGCCTGTAGAGAAGCTTTTGGACATTCCACGACTCCAGATCCCCAAAAAGTAATCGGACTCCATCATGGACTTGATAGCCATATGCTGGAAAGGGAATAATTTTATACCTGTGAGTAATTCACAAGCAAAAGAAGGATTCTCTCTAAAAAATTTATAAAGAAGAATTTTAGCTTCCGTTTCTTCTAAATACCCCTCTTTTTCTAGAATGAGTTTGTTTATATCCTTGTACTCTCTGTGGAGTTTCTGTCTTCCTGTTTCCCAAGCCATCTTTTTTAATTTCTTTATCCCAAAAATATTGAAGGTCCACTTTCCAAAGTTTCTTTCCTAAAACAAGGATTTTGGGTATAAGCTCCTCGCTTTTCTCTCTAGAGCCACTAAACACAAATTGACAGCAATCAGTATACTCAGATTGTATAGAACGCATCTGATGATAAACATAATCTAGTTTAAACTTCTTGAAGCTTTTTTTATTGGTGGCCGACATATCATCAAAAGCTGTTTCTGTAACTATGTAAAGATAACAACCAATAGATCTGCACCTTTCTAACTCTTTTACAAAACGCGAATAACCATTTGTAATAGTAGAGCAGAAATCCTGGTAAGACTTCCTATCCACAAATGTATAGTCGTATAGATCACCCCCTACGGCATAGTCACCTACATCCAATTTCAATGAGTCAGAATTAATAAAAGACAATGGCTGTTGTTCCCTAGTGTCAATTAGTATAGGTGTATCACTATAATCTTTTTGAAAATCTTTTGGTAAAGACGCTGATAGCATGGGGAGCATATCGATATGCTGACAGGTTTCACGATAACTGCCAAACATTTGTTTGCAGAGGTCAATATCGGGAAGACCACCCGTTTGTAGGTAAGTGGACGGTGGACCCGCTTGAATGCCCTTGGCTCCTAGCTTTTCTTTTAAAGATTTTTTTATAAATTCTCTAACCTCTTCTCGCGGAGCCTGATCGCACCACTTTTTCATATTAGATATATTGATGAAGTCAGTAGCGAAATACTGATCGTAATTTTTATACTCGATAGCTTGATGGGTCAGTTTATCGAAACGTGGGTAATATTTCACATAATAGTCTCCCACAAATAACCCATGAGCTTTTACGTGAGTATGTAGACTTCTTCGGCTTTTAAATTCCCTTCCGCACTCTTTACATTTAAATTGCATCGTCTTGACTTATTCCTAGAACTCTAGCTTTCCATTCCGCCATACCCTCTAGCCTTTCAGCTTCTTCTTTGATTGATTCTTTTTGCATCTCAGCTATTCGTATCATCGTTTCCCTTTCTTCCTGTTCTTGGAATAATTGGACGATAGATAGAAAAGATGCGTTCTCCTTCTGCATTTTCTTCATGCGCTCTCCCCTGTCACCCTGAAGCTTCTTTGTAAGGTTCTCAATGCGGGTTTCGCACTGATGATACTCACTACTCTTAGTTTTTATAATCTCCGCTAAGCGGATAGACATTTCTTGTTGCTCATCAGCGTCATCGAACATACTGTTCAATTTATTTAGGTGAGCACTTATTACTTCCAAATTGATAACCTCTTTGCAAACGTTGAGATAAAGATTTAATTCGTCAGCTGTTAGATCTGGTTTGTCCCATGTGAGTCTAACAAATTCATGTTCAAACAAAACTCTATCTTCTTCATTTAAAAAATTATTAATAATCTTTAAAAATCTAGAGTTAGAAAGGTTCACTTTCAGCTTCTCTATACAAATTTGCTTTTGCCTGTTGAGTTTTTGCTCGTTTAATGCTAGTCCTGTAGCATCATTTACCTTTTTTATGATTCGTGATGGAGATTTTGGAGAAATATAAGAATTTAACGCCCCTGAATCTTGAGACGGTAAAATATCTGGGTTGACTTCTCTAATTTTTTCCAGAACTACACGCTGCTCAGAACTTAGAGGTTTTACATTCCTAGAAGGGAAAACTATCTTAGCTATCTCTAATGAAGATAATCCATCTTCTGCTTGCTGCAAAATAAATTCTCCCTGCTCTTTTGTTAAATTGATAACTTCAGCGGGTATCCTACTAGTTGTTTTGAATTTTATAGAGTTCTCCACCAAAAACTTACGAACAGCGCGACCCTCCTTAGATCTGCCATCTAGAGATTCATCACCAAAACATTTTTTGGTTAAATCAATAAGATCTGGCATATCATGAGAATTGACCCTCAAGAATTCTTTTTGGTCTTTATTCAGCTCCATCACCTATAATATCTTGCTCCTTAAGTATCTCTATAGCTATTTGTAGGAATTTTTTCTTAAGATTCTTTACTTGCCTGTAACCAAGCTTTCTTTTTTGCGGGGAGATCTTATATCCCATAAATTTTGCTACATCTTCTTCACTACTACTCTCAAAGTATAACATCCTATAAGCTATGTAATGATTATGTTTTAAACGCGCTTGCATTTCAAAATTTAACTTTTCAAGCGATGAAGAGAAGTCGAAGTCTAAATATTGTTTATTTGTTACTTCTTTTATGAAGTCTTCAGTAGAAAGTGGGATCTTTAATTCTAACCCTGCTTTTTTAGATTTTTCCCACTTTTGACAAATGGGACAAGTCGATGAATCGTGATCTGGCTCATCCTGCTTGAGACAAGGATTAACATAATTGCCGTAGTGATTTCTCACTAGGTTTCTTATTTGATTAGATATGATCCTACCTATCCACGGTTCAAGAGGTCGCTCTTGATCCCACATGTCCCACTTCTTAGCAATGTGGACTTTTATGATTTGTTCAACATCTTCGAAATCAAACCACCTAACAGCATTCAGCCGCCATTTATACTGCTGTTTCTTTATCGCTAAATCGATTACTTCGGAGAAGTCTTCATATGTATAATCACTTCCCTTTTTTCTTTTCATCGATAAAGTCATTAACAGATTTAGGTTCGCGCCTCCTACTCGGGATGTTAGGAGTTGGCTCACCTATTAATGACCCTAGTGTTCTACTAGAAATATTAGAGACTTCAAAATCTACTTGAAAATCGGTAATTTCAGGGACAAATTCAGCATCTGTCTCGTCAGACGAGATAACTGAAGATTTTATTGTCTCTGTAACAGAAGTATTCGTTGAAACAGTAGAAGCTTTAGAATTCAGAGGCTGGCCGCACTTCGTGCAGAAGTTGGGCTTTGCGTTAGCGTAAGAAATTTTAGTTCCACAACTTTGACAAAATATGTGAGCCATACTATATATTTTACTGTTTATGAATTAATTTTCAAAAAAAACAAGTTTTGATGCACCCTTTTGTTTATAAGCTGTTCGCCGCTTTCGCGTTGACGCATTTTCCTGTTTATATATTATTATTACACTTTCTTCCAATTTTCTAACTTATAAATGATGAATTTTAAAATTTTACTCCTTACAATATCTTTGTTAGTGAATTCAAAAGTATCAATGCCATTATCTTTAGAATCTTCGTCTGAAAATATATCAACCATGTTTTTAAAGCCAGTCTTACCATCAATATCACTTTGCATAAAGT